GGATAAATCAAGATTTAACCCCACAAGGCTCGTTCAAATTGCTTTGGAAACTAGGTAAATGAGTGAAGATTTAAGACAGATAATAAAAGATGAATATATCGCCTGCGCTAAAGACCCAAGTCATTTTATGCGCAAGTATTGTTTCATCCAACACCCCCAAAGGGGAAGGGTAATATTTAATTTATACCCTTTCCAAGGTAAAGTATTAAATCTTTGGAGAGATAATCCATACTCTATTGTATTAAAATCTAGACAGCTAGGTATATCAACTTTAGCTGCGGGTTATTCTTTATGGTGGATGTTGTTTCACAAAGATAAAAATGTACTTTGTTTAGCAACTAAACAAGAAACAGCTAAAAATATGGTAACTAAGGTTAAGTTTATGTACGACAACTTACCTTCATGGTTAAAAATAGGAGCTGAAGAAAACAATAAACTAACCCTCAGATTAGACAACGGCTCGCAAATCAAAGCAGTATCAGCTGCTAGTGATGCGGGTAGATCTGAAGCAGTATCTTTATTGATAATTGACGAGGCTGCATTTATTGAAAATGTAGAAAATATTTGGGCATCTGCACAACAAACATTAGCAACAGGTGGTGGAGCAATTGTATTATCCACTCCAAACGGAACAGGTAACTGGTTTCATCAAACTTGGGCTAGAGCTGAAGCAGCCGATAACGACTTTTTACCTATTAAATTGCCTTGGTACGTCCACCCTGAACGAGACGAAGCTTGGAGAAAACGCCAAGATGAATTATTAGGTAACCCTAGAATAGCCGCTCAAGAATGTGACTGTGATTTTAGCACATCAGGAGAAACAGTATTTTTCCCGGAATGGATTGAATTTATATCACAAACTTCTATTAAAGAACCTATGGAACGTAGAGGTTTAGATAAAAACTTATGGGTTTGGGAGCAAGCAGATTATTCTAGAGAATACATGGTTACAGCTGACGTAGCTAGAGGAGATGGTAGAGACTTTTCTACGGCCCACGTTATAGATATTGAAACAAATGTGCAAGTAGCTGAATATAAAGGACAACTTGCTCCAAAAGAATTTGGACACTTTTTAGTTGGTTTAGCAGCAGAATACAATAATGCCTTATTAGCCCCCGAAAATTCATCTATAGGGTGGGCTACTTTAGAAACTATAATGGAAAGAGGATATCAAAATTTATATTATTCTCCTAAAAGTGATGCATTATCCGCAGAATCATATTTTAATAGATACGAATATGGTTCAAATATGACCCCAGGCTTTACAATGTCCCAACGCACCCGTCCTCTTATAGTAAATAAAATGAGAGAATATATTGGTGATAAAAGTGTTACAATACAATCTAAACGTTTACTTGAAGAAATGAAAGTATTCGTTTGGAAAAATGGACGTCCTGAAGCTCAACAAGGTTACAACGATGACTTAGTAATGTCTTTTGGAATAGGAATGTATTTAAGAGATACATCACTTAAATTCCAACAACAAGGCTTAGATATGACTAGAGCAGCTTTGGGAAATATGAGAAAAAATAATACTCCTGTAGTATTTAATGCTAATAATGTTCCTAATCCATACATACAACAAATTGGAGATCAACAAGAAGACATAAGATGGCTCCTTTAATATATTTATAAACAATGGCAAACACTGATGTATTTTCAAGACTAAGGCGTCTATTTTCAACAGACGTAATTATTAGAAATGATGGGGGTAATCAATTAAAAGTAATTGATACCGACAAAATTCAAACTAGTGGGGAATTTCAAACAAATTCTCTAATAGATAAATTTAATAAACTATACACAAACCCAGCTGCTACTTCATTATTAGGGCAACAATATAATTTACAATATCAATATTTAAGAACTTATTTATACAGTGATTATGATACAATGGATACAGATGCTATTGTAGCTTCTGCTCTTGATATTATAGCTGATGAATGTACCCTAAAAAACGATATGGGTGAGGTACTTCAAATTAGAAGTAGTGATGATGATATACAAAAAGTACTTTATAATTTGTTTTATGACGTATTAAATATTGAATTTAATTTATGGTCTTGGACTCGCCAAATGTGTAAATATGGTGACTTTTTTCTTAAATTAGAAATAGCAGAAAAGTTTGGAGTATATAATGTAATACCCTATACAGCATATCATATACAAAGACAAGAAAATTTTGATATAGAAAATCCTGCTAAAGTTCAATTTACATTTTCTCCTAACGGATATTATACAGGGGGATCAGGTTACTACGCTACCCCAAATACTAAACCTTCCGAAAATCAAATTGTATTTGATAATTATGAAATAGCTCATTTTAGACTATTAACTGATGTCAATTATCTTCCTTATGGCCGTTCATATCTAGAACCAGGTCGTAGATTATTTAAACAATATATCTTAATGGAGGATGCGATGTTAATTCATAGAATTTCTCGCGCCCCTGAAAGACGTATATTTTATATAAACGTAGGTAATATTCCTCCCCAAGAAGTTGATGCATTTATGCAAAAAACCATTCAAACAATGAAAAAAACTCCATTGATTGATGAAAAAACAGGTGAATATAATCTAAAATATAACATGCAAAACTTACTTGAGGACTATTATATCCCAGTAAGAGGCAATGATTCAACAACTAAAATTGATACTGCTAAAGGATTAGAATACAATGGTATAGAAGACGTTGCTTATTTAAGAGATAAATTATTTGCCGCCCTTAAGGTGCCTAAAGCATTTATGGGGTATGAAAAAGATTTAACAGGTAAAGCAACATTAGCCGCCGAAGATATTAGATTTGCTCGTACAATTGATAGAATACAACGTATTTTACTATCTGAATTATATAAAATTGCATTAGTACATTTATATACTCAAGGATATGATGGTGACCAATTAACAAATTTTGAATTAAGTTTAACAACTCCTTCAATTATTGCTGAACAGGAAAAAGTAGCATTACTAAAAGAAAAAGTTGATTTAGCTACCCAAATGCTTGAGCTAAAAATTATTCCTACTGATTGGATATATCATAATGTATTCCAATTCAGTGAAGACCAATATGAAGAATATAGAGATTTAGTAATCGAAGACCAAAAACGTGCATTTAGAAACAAACAAATAGCAGAAGAAGGAAATGATCCGCTAGAAACAGGACGCTCATACGGCACCCCACACGATTTAGCTTCTCTATATGGTCGAAATAGATACGAAGATGCTTCGGTACCTAAGGGGTACGATGAAAAATTACCATTAGGTCGTCCTGAAGAAAAAGTATCTAATATAAATACTCAACAAAATGCATTGGGTAGAGACAGATTAGGTAAAAAAGATAATAAAGTAGACGACCAAGAAGGATTTGGAACACCAAATTATAAAGGAGGTTCACCCCTAGCTTTAGAAACTTCTAAATCTGTGTATGCTAAAAATAAAACACTATTAGAAAGTCTAAATAAAGATATTATCTTTGGTAAGAAAAGTGCAGGAGAATCGCTATTAGACGAAAGTAATTTAACTGAATAAGTATCTCCATATATTTATAAATAAAGCCTAGGATGAAAATAAAACATTCCAAGTTTAAGAATACGGGTATTCTATTTGAAATATTGGTACGCCAAGTAACAGCTGATACGCTTAACAATATTCAATCTCCTGCCTTAAACATAATTAAAAAGTATTTTGTAAAAAGTGAGCTAGGTAAAGAATTGAAGTTATATGAGGGTTTAACTAAGAGTAAAAAACTAAGTGAAGCTAAATCAAATATTTTAATTCAAACTATCTTAGAATCATCTAAAAAACTCAATAGAACTTCATTAAGAAAACAAAAATATAATTTAATTAATGAAATTCAAAAACACTATAATCTAGACGAGTTTTTTAAAACAAAATTACCAAATTATAAAGCCCAAGCTGCTCTATATTCATTAATCGAATTAGAACACTCAGGAGTAATTGATGTAGAACAAGTTTCATCTAATAGATTTGCTTTACTAGAATATTTATCTACTACCCCAGTTGCTGAATCTAAAGTTAAAGAAGATGTAATAGACGAATTTAAGTCATATGATAAAGACTTAAGAACTTTAACTTACAAAATTTTATTAGAAAAATTTAATACCAAATATACCAATTTATACGAATCTCAAAAACTAGTATTAAAAGAATTTATTACATCAGTTGATTCTACGCCTAAACTTAGAACATTTTACAATACAAAGATACAAGAACTTAAAACTGAACTTACTAAACTAAGTAAAAATATTACAGATAAAGCAGTTCAAATTAAGTTAAATGAGGTTTTACCTTTAATAGTTGAAATAGAAAAAACTACTCCTATTAAAAACGATAACATAATTGATTTACTCCAATATTGTGAACTTGTAGAAGAACTAAAAAAGGCAAATGGGAAAGTACAAGTATAAACTTAAAGAATTATCAGGTACAGGTGGAGGGGCGGGTGCAGCATCATTTACACCTGGTGCAGGAGCACAGTATGCTACTCCTTATGCTTTTGGAAAAAAAGCTAAAAACTATTATACAAAAAAATTAGGATATAAATTAGTTAACCCAAAAAAATTAGCAGCTCAATCAAAAGTAATAGATACTAAATATTTATGGGGAGAAAATAATATGTATAAGTATAAACTAACTAAAAAACTTAATGAAGCAGATCCTGCTAGGATTAATTTTCAAGAAGAACGCATAGCAGCATTCAAACAAATTGAGGAAAAATTAAATAGTTTATACCCTCTTATAGATAACGCTAAGGAAGAAACTATAGCTTATTATAAAGATAAACCACAATCATACGCTGTTGTTAAACCAACAGATTTAATTTTAGATTACTTAAACGATATAGAAGAATTATTAAATAGATAAAAATGGCAGTAATAGATCAATTTTCCCACCCTTATGGATTAGGAGGAACAGTTTACTTATCAGGCTCAGCGAGCGCTTCAGGATATTTTTATTCATATTATCCGTTTAGAGGTACCCCAGTAGCTCGAATTGTAATGAATGGTATGTCTAATCCTGCAGCTCCTAGTAACAACTTCATAACAGGTGCATTTTCACCTGGTGTTGCTATATACGGTACTATTACCCAGGTAACTCAATCTACCGGAGAAGCTTTACTTATATCTGCCTTAAAAACTGTAGTAGACCCATAAAATGCCTATACTAGGGTTACATAGAAACACTATCGTAAGTCAGTTGGTTCCAGAGCAATGGAATTTTAATGGACCTGTAAATACGATTACTTTAGAGAGGAATGCAAACGGCACTGCTACAGGCAAAATATACGTTGGCGGTAATTTTACTGGATATAACGGGAGTGTTGTTAATAGGATAATTCGATTAAATTCTAATGGAACTATTGACAGTACGTTTAACGTAGGGGTCGGGTTTGATAATGTTGTAAGGACTATTGTACCGGTTAGCGGAAGTACTGGTATTTACGTCGGTGGTACTTTTAATTCGTATAGCGGATCCACGGTAAGTAAATTAGTTAGAATAAATTCTAACGGAACTTTAGATACTACGTTTAATCCGGGTGTAGTATCGACTTCGGTAGATGGAATTAGAGCTATAGCGCTCGCTAGCGGTAGTTCTCAAATATATGTAGGTGGGGATTTTATTTCGTACAGTGGTTCGAGTATTAATAGGATAGCTAGAGTTAACTCTAATGGAACTCTAGATACTGCGTTCAATGTAGGGTTGGGGGCGTATTATTCGGTTGGAGGTACTGCGAATGCTGTGCTTGGAATTCTACCTGTTACCCAGAGTGATGGGCAGATTTATATAGTAGGCTCATTTAATATGTATAGTGGTTCTCAAGTAAACGGAATAGCTAGTATAAATGCTAACGGTACTTTAGTAGGTACTAGTAGTTTTAATCCTGGAGTAGGTAATGGGGCTGGATTCAATAACTCTGCTTTCACTATACAGCAAGTCTTAAATAGTACTAGTATTTATGTCGGCGGTGCTTTTACAACCTATAGCGGGTCTGCGGTAAGTAAATTAGTTAGAATAAATTCTAATGGAACTTTAGATACTACGTTTAATGTAGGAACGGGTTTTTCACCGGCTACTAACGTTACCACATGTATAGCTAACACCCTTGACGGTTCTGGAGATATCTTTGTAGGCGGGACTACTTTTACTGCTTACAGCGGGTCTAGTGGCCATGGTCGTATTATAAGATTACGATCTAATGGAACTATCAATACTAGTGTTAGTTTCGGAGCCGGATTTAACGCTCAAGTTCTTGCGATAGAGCCTACGAGTTCTGCTCAAGTGTATATGGGGGGCAGTTTTACGACTTATAAAGGTAGTACTTACAACTACATTATAAAATTAACATCTTAGTAAATGGAACCAGATCCTACTTTTAATCCGTTCACCGGAGTTTTACAGCTCCAAGAAGCAGTCCAAGAGATAATACCGGATCCAGGACCTTTTCCTGTATTACCTGAACCTGGATAAAAACTATAATATTTATAAATAAACTAACTTATGAAAAGTCTACAAGAACAATTTAATTTAATTAACGAAGGTAAAGGACACAAAGATGTGTTTTTAAAATCCGCTCGTAGATTATTCCCTGAATATATTACTAATTTTGCTACATATAATGAAGCTATAACAATACTTAAACAAAAAAGTATTATAAGTGAAGCTGCAGGAGGAGTAGTATCACAACCTGCGTTTAATCCTTTTCAAGCTTTTAATACTTTTATAAATGAAGAAGCAAAAGCTATAGAAAAAAAACCCACAACTGATGTAGTAGAAAAAGAAATAGCAGGTTTTGATTATAAAAATCGCGATAATATAGATAATGTTTATGGCACATCATTTTTACAAGGATTTTATGCTGAAATGCAAGACCCAAAAAATGCTGAAAAATCAGTAGACGAATTAAAAAAAATCGTAGCTAAAAATATGGCTAAAGATTTTAATTATTATATGAAAAATGCTGCTTTTGGTATTAAAGGATTAGGATATCAAACGTCTAAAGAACCTAAAGCACCCACAGGCAAATATAAGTCAAGTGGATATGGCAATTTAAAAGAAAATAAATCCGGGGTAAGAAAGTCATATGATCAAGAAATTGATTGGATAAAATATGAAGTAGATTATGTTCCTGATAAAATAGAAGTTTATAATTCATGGCCTGAGCCTTATAGAAGTAAAGCTTTAAAAGCTTTAGAATATAGAAAAAATAATTTTAAACAAATGAGTGACTATAAACTCGACACGTTTAAAGAATCTTTAAATACCGAAAATATCCAAGAAATGAATGAAAACAAACTCCGCTCTATCATCAGCTCTATTATTAGAGAAGAATTAAAATAATATGAGACAGGTACTCATAGAAACCATCCCATTCAACGTATCTCCTGTTCAACTAACAGAAGGTATGAGAGCCCCATCAGGTAATCCGATGGTTGAAGGTATATTAGCTACAGCCGAAGTAAAAAACGGAAACGGCAGATACTACTCTAAAGATTTATGGGAACGCGAAATTGATAAATACCAACAAGTTGTTAAAGAAAATAGAGCAACAGGAGAACTTGACCACCCTGAATCTTCAATCATAAACCTAAAAAATGTATCTCACATTATTAGAGAATTATGGTGGAATGGCGATAAAGTACTAGGTAAAATAGAAATACTTCCAACTACTTCCGGCAATATCCTAAAAGCATTAATTGATAATGGAGTAATGGTTGGAGTATCATCTCGCGGGATGGGTTCATTAAAACAAATGGGTGAAACTATGGAAGTACAAGACGATTTTGAACTACTTTGTTGGGATTTTGTATCCACCCCATCAAACCCAGGCTCGTACATGGCTTTAGTTAAAGAAGGTAAAGAAAACAATATTAATTTATACTCAAAGGCAAATAGTATCCTTACAGATATTCTCTGCGCCCACGGAACTTGCCCACTATTTTAACCCCTTTATTGGTAGCTCCGTTAGACTGACCCTCCCCTAAAAAGGAGGGTTTCTTTTTGCGATTTTTATAGATCTTGATATATGTATTGTTGATAATATG